ATACTAGCAATGATAGAATTGATAAAAATATCTTCATCCTTCTTTATTTTTGACAAATCTTCTGATTTAGCCAATGAGATAGGGCGCATAATGATACCAACTGTATCATTTAACTCAATCTTTTTATCTACACTATCATTTGGATTTTTTACTTCAGCATCCGATAGATTTACAGAAACTTCATTGTATTCTCCACACTCATCACATTTGATTTTAATCTCTGATGTTTCACCAACAGACTTTGCTCTGAGTTGAAGAAATAGATATTCTAGATCATATGTTGTTAATTCACTTGGATCAACTGTATTGAATGTACATGATTTGATAATATCTTTCAATGCACCTATAATCTGCAGATTATCCTTTGACTCTTGAGCCATCATGAGAATCTTCTCTTCTTTTACAAGGAAGGGACGAAACTCAATTGTCTTTTTAGATGACGGTATCACCGCCGTATATTTACTTGTTTCTAATTTTGGTAATGCCATACTATTACAATAATCTTGTTATTCCTCCAATCGCGTTCTTAATTCCAGAAAGAGCAGAGGACAATCCTCCTTCTGGTACAAAATCTTCATATGTCATTGTTACTGACAATTTCTGTATCCCATCTTGTGTAGAGTTATTTAGATCAACTGCTTGAACACTTACAGGATATGCATTTAATAATTTTATTCCATAAACAGGAATATTTTTTTCATTGAGTTGCTGAATAACAACATCCCTTTGATAATCAGCATTATAATTTAATTTATAACTATCTGGGTTAATGATCATGCTTGACCACTTATCAAACATCTTCTTCATATAATAATCATTAGTTAGATGAAAAGAGAATGTCACATCTTCATTGATATAACTATTAGGTACTTTTACAGTCTGTCTAAATTCTGAATGCTCAACTGTTTGTATTTGTCTGCCTGGTATTGAACAACTCTCGCATAATATTCCCACATCACGTGGATCATTTACTAATGATCTAGGATTAAAATTACCAGATATTGCGCTTATAGCAATTTCCTGTAGATCAATATTAAGTAAGGATTGCTCTGGTGGTGACATGAAGACCGCGAATCTGTTTGTTCTAGCGAGACCTCCACGTTTACCTATTGATGATTTAAAATCATCGATTGAACCTGGTGCTACTGTTGATGCTATATCTGTAAATAATGACATTATATTTTTTTCCTTGATTCAGCCCAGACCTTAGATTTATCGGCTTTCTTAAAGTTTTCTGTTGGCATAAACAAAACTGTTTCCCACTGATCAGCAGGAACTTCGACAATCTTAGATTTTACATGCTTGGTTAAATAGTGTTTAAAGCAAGGGCCGAATGCGCTCATCTTGGATGCACCCTTTAAAAGATCATATGATAATTTTAATTTTGTGTTACTATTGTAACTTTTATTATTTGCATATCCTGTAAGTTTATCAAAGAAAAGAGCCCTTTGCTTATGAGGTAAGTAGTGTAAATTCAAACCATAGAAACCACCCTTTGCTTTTTCAACCATAAAGATCAAAGGAAATCTATCATAGTAAGGCAATGTTTTCTTATGTTTTGGATCATAGAAGTACATAAACATTCTACCAGATAAAGGTTTCGCGCGTGTTTTAAAGTTATCATCTTTAAGTAACTTGGCACGACTAATATTAGTCATATCCTTTAATTTACCACGAAACCACGCAAGAGATTTTTTAGTATTCTTTTCAATACCCGCCCTAAATGCATTAGCCTGTAGTTTATCTGTATAAGAACTTGCCATATAGATCTATTTATATCATTATGTGAGTAGTTTTATACCCATTTTCTTCAAAGTGGTTTCATCCCAAATCTGAAATATCAATCCATTCCTTGAAGCAAAGTCTTGTGCAGCTTCCCATTTCGATATATTTTTAGCATAAGTCATTACCTCATTGATATACTTCTTTGTTTTTCGAGAAGATTTTTTTGGAGGTTGTGTCTGTTTCTTTGGTTTTATTTCAATGAGATAACACTTACCATCTTTCATTCGAATAAAAACATCAGTGAAGTACCTATGCATTTTTCCATCGGTCTTACATTTATATGGTATTACTATTTCTTCACTGTTCCAACCTATTATATCAGAATTATCATCACACCATCTAAACACTTGTCTTTCCCAATGAGATCTATATGTGATATTACTAAAGTCGCCTTCGTATTTTTTTAAATTCTTTGGCTTAAATTTAC